ATTTGTACGCTACGCAGCAGCCACCTGTGAACCGTTTATGACCGAAGAGGTGCGTTGGTATGCCGAGGCGCTTGGCGTGCCTGAGCCGCCAGACAATCGCGCATGGGGTGCCGTTGCAATGAGAGCCAAGCGTGCTGGCCTGATTTACAGCATCGGCTACGCACCACAAAAGTCAGTCAACGCTCACAAAGCGCCAAAGACTATGTGGAGGTCAGTCGCGTGATTAAATTGCTCGACAGAAATGTGGCGCGAAATCCAGTGGCCCGTGCGATTGCCAAGCAGCAACTCAAACAGGCCATGCTGGACATGCGTATTTCTTTGCTTCTGATGGAAGAAGGCGATAACGTCAGTGACCACATATTGACCATTTCTGATTCAATCCATGTGGTTGCTGCTTGCTACGAACTCATGGATCAAAACAATTCACGAGAGGCCAGGATGCTTCGGAGTGCCATGAAAGTCATGCGAGAGTGCTCTGAAAACAGCTTCAAATGGCGCAAAGACTGGGCAATTACCATCGACAATGCCATCAACATTTGTAGCGAAAACTGGACTAAAATTCCATCAACCACGTTTCAGCGTGCTATGAAACAAATCCTGGGGTAGCCATGAAATTCTCTGTCGAACAAGCCCAAACCGATGTGCTGAGTGATATGGCTATGCTGCTATTGCATGGCGTGACCGCTGCCCATGTCCACCACTGGAACACTATTGGCCCGGACGCCTACGCCCAGCACAAAGCGATTGGTGCGTTTTATGAAAAGCTGGACGGCCTCACGGACAGCCTGATCGAAGGGTGTCTGCTGGACAAGTCCCAAAAAATTACGGCAAAAAAGGCATTTTTTCTGGGGGAAACTCCGCTGGCGCTGGTCAACTACATTTACGATGAAGTTGCCATGCTGCGCCGCAATACAGGTTTCCCGCAGGACAGCGAAGTACAAAATGCTGTGGACGAAATCGCCATGCTTTGCCGCCACACCCGCAACCAACTGACAAGGCTTGGCTGATATGCCATTTGTCAAAAAACCGTCAGGCTGGTTTTGGGGATCGAAAGGCCCATTCGACTCCAAAGCCAAAGCACTAGCCGTTGCCAGGGCTGCTTACGCTCATGGCTACAAAGGCGAGAACATTGAGCAGCAATACCGTCAAATCCTTGCGCAAGAACTGCTGTTGCAACAAAACACCAAAAATAGTTCAAGCACGTTTTAATTAAATTTGTCAGTTAATTCGCAGTTGCCAAAAAATGGCAAAAATTTTTCCCCGCTACGGGGATTTTTTTTGCTTCAAAATTTTTTTTTAAGAATGCGTAGTGGGGGGTTGGACTTTTTTATCGCCTCGGGAGTACCTTCTAGGGGAAAACCCTATGTAATACTGTATAAATGCACAGTAATACTGGTCAGAATCCCAGTGCACCGCTGGCGGTCCTACTGTCGAAAGTATTACACCCGCCACCCGTCAATCGCCGCGCCGCCAGTGCGCCCCCGCCGCCGCGCAGTGCCCCGCCGCTTTGCACCAGCACGGGCCGCAGGGCTTTGGATTCGCCGCCGCTGCGGTTCACAATCGCCCGCCGCAGGCGTACACCGGCTCCGCCCGGATTCGCCGGGCAAGGCTTCGCCCCGCCTGCGCTGCGCAGGTTTTGAACGTGCAAAACGAAAAGCCCTAGGGAGCCTACACGGCGGACCGTGTAAACCCCCTAGGGCTTAATCGCTTTTTACGGGTTAGCGGAAACCGTTTACAAAATTCGAGAGTAGCTTAAGGCATCCTGAAAATAGGCAATTATTAGCCTATAACATTGCGCGAATTCTTCCGGGCTTTCCGGTTTTTTGCATTGCCTCATATACGCTCGGGCGGCGTTCATATGACCATCGGCGAGCGAGTAAGCCCCGATTGTTTTATCGCGTTCTACACAATCGGGAAAAAAAAGAACAGGGCGTAGGCGGTCCCCGATGGCTTCCAAGCGGGCTTCGATTTTCATTGTTCGCCCCTTTGCACTTTTTCAATCGCTGCGGCGCGGCTTGCGGCGCGAACATAAGTAACGCATGGCTGGCCTTCAATCCATGCCCATACGCCCCAGACATTGCTAGGTGTCCCCCAGTACACCCCGCCCCGGTCATAACCATCCCCGCCGCCTTGCCTGCGGGCGTGTAGCCGCTTTAAGCCCTGAAGGTTTGCGGGATTGTCGCCCCGCCGCCCCATCGGAGCGCCATAGCGGCTTGAGACTGCCGGGAAGGGGTCAAATTGCTTTTTCATGTTTTACCCCCATATAACGGTAAACCAATTGAAAAGGGCGGCAAGCGTGCAATTGCCCGCCGCATCCGGCGCGAAAGCCGCCCCTACACTTTACAAACACCGGACCATTTATTTCAAAAGTAAATGCGTCGCCCATTTTTAAGCTTGAAAGCTTGATTTCAATCATTTTGTTTTGTCCTATAAAGCCGGGGAAAGCCCCCGCCGATACCCCGCAAGCGGGGCATTAGCTGGGGCTTTAACGGTATAGCGGGGGCGTTAGGCCAATACCGTATAAAACGGCTTCGGCCCTTGCGGTTTCTTCGCTTGAAAAATAACGCTTCGCCCCGCCGGGGTACAAAACAGTCCACTGTAAAAAATGCTTTTTCATGCTGACCCCTTTACACCGAAAAAATCGCGGTTTGTTGCTGTGGGCCATTGCAGGTTAACCCCTTACAAAGCCGATACCCGGCAAACCCGCGCCGCTTTGCTTCAGCCCTTGCGGTTTTGTGCATGTTGAAAACAGAAATTCGCCCGTCCAAAGGGAAAACCGCGCTATTCCCGCAAGCGTCAATTATTTTTTTGTGCGCTTCGCTGAATTGTGGCGGGATTGTCCCGGCGATATAACCAGTGGACCAGTGGCAAAACTGAACATAATTTTTCATGGTGTCCACCTCAAAGCGCAGAAATAACGCGAAAACCTAGCATTTCAAGGCGGCGCAGGCCGCTTTCATTGTGTAGGCTTTGCCACGTGTAATAGTCTTGATCCTTGAAATGATCGCAGAATCCCTGCTTTGAATAATTGGCAAAGTGACACCCGATTTTTTCGGCTTTGTCCTGAAAAGTCTTTTCGGCTTCGCGGGAAATTGGCCCCTTTGCGGTGGCTTTTTTGTATGCACGCATTAGGGCGGCGCGTTTCTTTTCGCCGGTTTCTTCCACTTGCCCACAGTGATCCGCGATGCGGAAACCCTCAATAACCGCCCCGGCCATAGCTGCGGTGGCTTTATCATACCCATATCCCCCCGTTTTTTTCTGGTGCGTCAATTGCAAGTAACCATCCTTGCGTGACCATACATCACACTGAACACCGCCGCCGCTACCGTAGCGAAGCTGCACAGTCGCCACGTGTTCGCCTTTTTTATTCAGCACAATGTAAGCGGTGCAGTCGGAAATTTCTCTAACTTGCTTCATGGTGTACCCCTCAGAATGACATAGCCACGGCGGCGACAAAGAAAAGCCCCGCGCACAAAGCAATGAGGGCGGCGCAAACCCAAAGGGCCGGGGGTACATCCTCGCGCTCGAAGTCACGTGCGGTTAGCTGGTGGCGATCGTATGAATTCATGATGTTCTATCCTATCTTGTGTCCCGGTCCCGTTGACCGTATGCGAATTGTAAAGCACTTATGCACTGTTCTTATCCTAGGGAAAACCCTAGGATTTGCACTTTTTTTTATGGGTGGACAATCTGCCCATGCCTAACCTGCCTCGCGCACAGTGCGCCGAATATGGATGCAAGGCCCCTAGTGTTAAGGGGTCACGGTTTTGCGCGGATCACGCGCCAGCGCAAGCAAAGCCGCAAGGGGTACGGCGGGCGCTGGATGATGAATACAACACCGCGCTATGGCGTCAGATTAGAACGGCGCAGCTAAGCCGGTCCCCGCTTTGTGCATGCTGCGCTTATGAGGGGCGAGTAACTGCGGCGGATGTTGTTGACCATGTTTTCCCTTGGAAAGCATACGGGCCGCAAGCCTTTGCCGCTAATCTATTTCAATCGCTTTGCGCCCCTTGCCATAGTCGCAAGACAAACCGCGAAACCCGGGGGGTTTTCCGTCATTACACCGGGGCGGCTTTCCGCGATTACACCCCCGGCGATTACCCTGCCGCCCTGCGCGGCTGACCCCGCCCCCGCCCTGCCCGCCCCTGCGCCCTGCGGCCCCCTGCTGGCCCCGCTGCGCCCCCCTGCCCCGCCCCCTGCGGCTGATCGCTGCGCCGGGGCGCTTTTTCGCATACCCCATCGCATACCCCCCTGAGTATTATGTAGTACGCCAGTACGCATAACGCAAGGCATTGCTGCATTCTATGGGGGTAATCGGGCCTTATGGCGTGCAATTGCATCGCGCGGGACACCTACTCGCGCAATTTTGAAACTAAAAGTACCTACGCCCGCCCGGGAG